CTTTTACTGGTATTATATCACTTATTCTTAATAATTCAGATGATGGTAAAGTTTGTATAGGTTTTGTAGAATTATATGTGTATTTAAAACCATAAATAAGCTTAGCTTTGTTATCTGTTAATGGCTCTGCTCTATATATTACATTATTAATACTTGAATCTGTTGGGCTTAAAACTTGTGAATCAAAATCAATTGTATCTACAACTTTTAAAGCTAAACTTCCAGCTTCACTATATAATATTTGTATTTTTTTAATTTTTAATTCATTTACATAGGCTGTTATACTTGAAAAGAAATATAAGCGTTGATTATTTATTAAAGGTATTTTTGAATCAATACTTGTTGCTAATGGTAAATTAGTTGAATCTAATGTGCCTGAATCTGTTTCAACAGAATAGTTATCGCCTCTTTCTGTTGCAAGAGTATCTTCGTCTGCTATGGTCCCACTAACGCCATCAATAGTTATAGGATAACCACCACTTTCGCCAAGAGCTTGATTTATACTACAGGCAGCATGACTATCTTTATCATTGTTAGAAGGTAAATCAATAAACAAATCAACAACGTTTGCTAAATTTTGAAACATTTCAATAGTTGTTTGTTCTACAGCACTTACTTGTTCAGCAGCAGTTAATATACCGGCTTCTGCGCCAGCGCCACCACCCATAACACCATAATTAAAGTTTTTACCTTTTCCAGGATGAAAACAAGTTTGTGTAAATGGAGATATTACAGAATATTCATTATTTTCAAATTGAAATCTATAAGCAAATTTTACAAATTTATCTTGTATATGTTTACTTTTTATAGATGAGTCATATGACATTCTAACTTTAGGAGCGGTTGGAGGAGCATATTGTGCAACACTAATTTTATCTTCTAAATATGCATCATTTGTATAAGGATTATTATTGCCTAAGGCATCAACAAGATTTATTTTTCTTGGTTGATTATAATTGTCAGTCCAAAATAATAAATCATCAATTTTATTTATATGTAATATAGGATGTTTTTTTGAAAAGTTTAATCTAAAACTATCAATTATAGCAGTTGGCGCGCCTGACTCACCAATTTTTTTATGATATATTCTACAATTATTAGAACCGGTTGCATATCTGCTACTTATTTTTGTAGGATCATCGTCTGTAATTCCCGTAAAGTCTGTAGTAAACCAAAAAACATCACCTGTAAGATTATCAACATAATGGCCAATAGTGTCAGTATTAGTTAAAGATACTGCGTTGCCTGAACTATATTCATAATCATTACCTTTAATATTTTGTACGGAACCTACATCTGAACTATCTGATTTAGATACTTTAATATTAACTCCATCTCTATACTGACCGTTAGGTAATAGTCTATCATCAAGGTCTTTATTCATTTTACCTTGAATGAAATTATTTTTTATTTCCGGCATTTATTAGTGTTTAATGTGTTTAGCTTTACCTCTCATAACTTGAGTAAGCTCACCTAATTTTAAATTTGATAATCTTAATTTAGCATTTCTCATTGCAGCTCTTCTTTCTTTTCTAAATCTATTTATAATATACTCAGGGAAATTTGATCGGCCACTTGCTATTGCATGAGTTATATACTTGTATATTGCATCTTCAGCTAATTTATGTATTTGCATTTCATTATCAGTACCCAAACCGTCAGATACATATTTTATTGTTATAACTTTATTTAATACATCATTACTAAATCCAAAACTTCCGTTTAATTCATCAATTATAAATACTCCGTTCTTTTGTGATATTTCAGGATTTAATCCATACCTTTTACCAAACTCACCAATTCTATCAATGTCTTTATGAATATCATATGTTAAATCAGAATTGTTATAAGCACCGGTTAAGTTAGCATGTTCAAAATTTTTAAACTTATCAGTTGTATAAGGTGTAGATGTTAACACTGAACCATCAGCGTCAAATAAAAAGCCTGCATTTTCATCTTGTAGTATAGACTCAGAAGGCTGAGAAGTATATCTTGCAGGTGTTAATATATGTTCAATACCTGCGTCATCAACTCTAGATAAACGAACATAATTTACATAATCTTGTGGAAACGGAATAGATAGTGTACTACCAACTTCAACTTCTTGTATTTTTTCAACTCTTGAAACATCGTAGCTAAATTCTTGTATACCTCTTTTAGCATGAAATAAAATATCTGTTCTTTTACATGTTGGTATTAATTTACCTTCACCTACAAAAGCTATCATATAGTTACTTATAATATCTGTTAATGATATATATCTATATTGTCCGTGTTTTTCTGCTTTATCAGTTTGTGTTACAACTATACTTAAACCTGTTTTAGGTGCTCCGTTTGATTCTAATACATCTGTATTGTTTGTATTCCCTGAAAATGTTATTGTTGGCGAACTGTAACTATAATTAGCTGTATTTATTAATTTACCATTTACAGCTATTTGAAATTGTGTTGCAGCTGTAGGTAATGTTGTAAATGAACTAGTTAATAAATCGAACGTTCTATCTGAACCATCACCTGTAAAGGTTTGGGTCCTGTTATAATAAGCTTCTTGTGTTTGTGTTATAAGTCCCATCTATTATTGTTCTAATTGTATTAATTTAGATTCTTCACCACTTGCGGCTTGTATTACTGCAGGATCTTCTATTACTAATCCAGCATATTTTAATATACCTAGTATTAGTTGTACTCTATCAGAGTCATGTAGTGTAAAATCTACTGAGCTACTTGCGTTATACGTTAATTGACCGCTTGAACCTACAGTATTATTCCAGTTTACATCAGCTGGTGTTTTTATATATTCAATAAGTAAATTACCTAATGACCAACTACCATCTGATAAAGCAGGCTCAACAATAATATCTGTTGCTCTCTGATAATATACAGGAAATGATGTAGTAGGTTTTGTTAAAGGTGAAGATAGTAAATATGATAATTTACTTTTGTTTACTTTTTCTAATTGAATAGTTTTATTAGTTATACTAATATTTATAGTTTTGTATACATCGGTAGGTAAAGTTCCAATACCGTTTGTTAAGGTTATGTCGTCTTGTTTAAAAAACGGATCAATTTTATGTTGAATTTTTTCAGGTATATTGCCATAATCTTCTACAGCTCTTCCAGCAGATGCTTTTACAACTGCTTTGTTATAGTCATGAAAATTTTGATCTAGTATATCAAGTTGAACTTGTGAACCTATCCTTTCAAATTCGTCTGGTGTTAAAAAACCTCTTGATTCTTTATTTAATATTGATAATACTGTTTTATATACTGTATCAACTGATATTGCCATAATGTTTTTTTATATAATGATTAAGCCGCTTACTGCGGCTCAACCACTATAAGCAACTATTTAAGTTTCTTTTCTATTACTTGATAGACTTCAACTCCTTCGTCAGTTTTAAACCATGATGTTAAAGCTGAATATGGATTTTCGTCAAATGGAACTGTAAATAATTTTCTATTGTTCGATGCCCACATGAATGTTCTTTGATCATTAGAAAGTTTCATTAATCCCATTTCGACTGCTTTAATACCCATATTTCTAATATTGATATTTTCATCATTTGCTAATTCTAAAAACAATCCAGGTTGTTGTTTAGCCATTAAAAATAAGTCTCTTTTTATTTCTTGAGAACTCATTTTACTAACAGCACTACCTCTTTCTGTTCTTACGATAGCTTCAGCATGATCAATTTCAATTGACATTGCAGCTTCCATTGCTTCAAACTCTAAATTTAATTCATCTAAATCAGATTTTGCTGCTGCTTCATTATCAACTTCAGCATATCTTTTATTTAAATCAGGATGATATATTGAAAGTATTTGTTGTAAAACAACTCTTTCTTTCGGTACATTTATAACACCATCTCTAAAAATAATGTGATCTAATCTTGAATCGCCTTTGAATTCATCAACAAAAGGCGTTTTTTGATTTAACGTGTATTTGATTTCTCTTTCAAATCCTGCGTTTTCATCAAACCACATTATACCTTTTGATTTTAAAATAAATACAACAGGTGATTTTTGACTTAATAAATAATATTGTCTATCTTTGTATTCCCAAGTATTTTTTTTCTTAGGTTTTTCTTTTTGTTCTAGTGGTGCAACCATTACAGGTTCCTCAACAGCCACCTCTGCTTTTTGTTTTTTTGCCATAATATAATATAATAAAAATGTTAAATAAAAGGCTGAGCGCCGAAGCGCCCAACACTTTTAAAGTAATCTTACTTGAATAATACGAAGTTGTTAGCAGCTTGAGTTACTAAACATCTTTCTGATAAATAATGTACTTCCATTTTATCATCGCCAGATGTAGCAGCTCCACCAACAGAACCTGTAATCCATGATTTCATTCTTCTGTCATCAGCTTCAGAAGCTCTATATCTTACGTGTAAGAAAGGTCTTCTAATGTTGTTTCCAAGAACTTGATCATATACTGAAGATGTTCCAGCTGGTACCATCACACCTTTAATGTCATTGAATAATCCTCTTGTAGATTTGTTGTTAAGATATTTCCAATCAGTTTTATAGAAGTCATAAGAACCTCTTCTAAATCCGTTGAAACCTAAATTTAACGCCATATCTTCTGAGTTTTCAAATACACCAAAAGATGATTGACCTGCGTTTGCTGCGTTAACCGCACCAAGAGCATCATCAACTTTTAAGTTTGAGTCTCTATCTAAGAATAACATATTTTCTTCAATAGATCCTTGTTTGTCTAATTCTTTAAGAATTAAATCAAAGTCAGAAATAACATCATTGATTGCGTCATAAGCACCAGTTGCTACAATACCTCTACTTTCAATTGCTGAAAATAAACCTTCTGTACCGATAGGGTCTCCATTAGAGCCACCCATTTCAGTATCAATTGTACTGTTACTGTCACCTTTAACTGCTTCAACTAAAGCTGTTTCTAAATAATCTTCAAATCTTACTCTTGTGTCACCTTCAGCTTTTAAATACCATAAGTAACCACCTTGCCCAGCTTCACCAGATACTTCTACCCAGCCAATTTGTGCAGCGTCAGAACCGAATACTTCAAATTTGTCTTTCAAAATAATTGGTTTATTTGTGAAAGATTCAAATTCAGGTTTAACAGCACCAACCATAGCGCTATCGCCTTTTTTGAATTCAGAACCATAAACGAAGAACGAACATGTGTTTGATCCGCTGTCAGATGCTGTTGCAAATCCTGCTACAGCGCCAACAGTTGCACCACCTGCATAAGGTAATACATCTAATGTAGTATTGTCAGCCGCGACTGCAGATACATAACATTTAATAATTGTAGGAGATGCCTGGTTATCAGATAATACGATCGTTTGACCTACTCTTACTGCGTGAGTACCACTACTTGCGATAGTGATTTGACCCCCGTCAACAACAGAAGCGCCTTCGTATGCTAAGTGTAATCTACCTTGCTCAGACCAAATAACTTGATCAGATGCCATAGGCATTTCAGCACCTACCATTCTTAAAAACGATGATATAGATCTGTTTCCATATCTCTCTACTTCTTGGTTATAAAGCTCAGGTAAATACTGTTGTGCCCAGTCAGTTACAGGAGTTCCATCACCAGAGTGAAAGTTTAAATAATTCGAATAACTAGCAACTTTACTCGCATAAGGAGTTAATTCACTAGGTAACGAAAATGATACATTTGCCATTTTTTAATTGTTTTAATAGTTTTTGAGTTTTAACTTTAGCTTGGAACTATTATCTCCAGTTAGCGCTTTAACCTTAACTCCGCCGGCTTCAACAACACCGTCTGCAGTTTTTCTAGGATCCATATTAATGTTCTTAGCTTCTGCAGTCATTTGTTTTATAGCGTCGGCTTTGCCTTGATCATAAAAATGATTAGCTATAGCGTCTGGATTTGAAGCAGCAAATAAAGATCTATGGAAATCCTGTGCGTTAGTAAGAAGTTTATCTTCTGTAACATACTTATTAAAAACATTTAATAAATCACTTTGGTTTTCTTTTACTTTATTTACATCACTAACGTTGAACCTGTATCTTTTGTCCCCTACTTTGAAGTTAAAACCTTTAAATTCACTATTAAAAACTTTGTTAGTTTCACTGTTGTAATGTGATGTTTGCTTCTGCAATAATTCTTCAGCTGATTTTTGCTCGTCAGAATATCGATTGAAAAAATCAATAGCTTTTTGCTGCTCAGGAGCTAACTTAGAACCCAACTTGACTTCCTTGTAATATTGATCCTTTTGCGATGTCAAAAAGTTTTTGGCATTTGCAACCTCTTCCTTAAGAGCTAATTTTTTTCTTTTTACATCTCTGTCTGTGTCTAATTCTCCATCAATAGAAAATTTATCTTCCATTAAAAAAGCAATTTCGTCATAACTTAAATGTGGTTTGGTTTTTTTATAATACTCAACCAAAAGAGTATTGTCATCTGTGCTAGAATAATCCGCGTTTAATTTAACGTAGTCTTCTAGTGTCCCACCAGTTTCTTCCATAAATTTTACAACATCTTGTATATTTTCAGGTAGATCTACTGGTTCTTGTGTTTCTTTTTCCGGTAATACTTCTTTTTGTTCCGGTGAGGAGTCGGTAGCTTCAACGCTTCCATCCACTCCTGTCTCGTTAGTTGTATCTGTTTCATTGGTTTCATTGGTTATTTCTTCTATTATCGGTGTTTCTTGCACATCTGCATCGCTCTTTCCGGCAGGCTCTTTTGTTTCTGCTTGTACTTCTTCGACCACTTCTTCGCTATCTGCGGGTGCATCTTGTACAGGAACCTCATCTGTGCTTTGCTCTTGAACGGCATCTTCTTGTTTGTTTTCTTGGTTAAACTTATTGAGATCTAATTTATATACACCGTCTTTGTCGATGGGCATACCGGCATTCTCTGCCACCGTTTCTTCTTTTTCAGCCATTGTTTTTGGCTCAGCCTCTACGGCTGTTACTTTTACTTCTTCTGCCATGATAAAATATTATATGATTATTTAAAATTATTTACTTTCTTGCATAATATGCAATAATGCTTCCTCCTGCTATATCTATTTCGGTATATCTACCGTGAATAGTTACTCCTGCAGGAAATGACGCATTTGAATTTGTAACTTGTACACCACCTGATCCTTCATTATTTGTTTCAGATCCTGCGGCTAAATCGTTAGCTGCGTCTTGAGTATTAGCAAACTGAGTTGCTGATTCTGCTATTAAACCCCCACTTGCATCAAATGTTGCTGCTGCTAAAACAGTAAATGCAACAAATATATGATTTGTAGGTGGAATTATAGCGTCGCTACTTGCGGTTGTAAAAACAGATCCTACAACGTTTTCCGGAAAGTCTTTGCCTCTCATTCCCATAGTTATTATTTTTAAAGGTTATCTTGGTTCAAATTGTTCTAAACCAAATCCACCCAAGGTATCAAAGCCAGCCGATTCAAAATCTTTAGGTGGTGTATTGTTTTTTCTTTGTTCTATTAATTCACTTTGTTGACTAGCTTGTATTTTTGTCCTGTCATCTTTCCTATCTTCTTTATACTTTTCTTTATTTTTAATTACATCTGATTCAGTTTGTTTAAGCTGCATGTTTAATTGAAATTCAAATTGCATTAATTCTTTTTTAATTGCAGCTTCTCTTTCAAGTTTTTCTATATCAAATGTTTTTTGAGCATTAGCTAATTGAACTTTACTTTCTGTAATAGCAGATTGTTTCTGCATGTCAGCTTGAGCGGATGCTTGGGCTGATTGGGCATTAGCTTGTGATTGTGCTTGAATGTTTTCTAACTGTTGAGCTCGATCTCTTTGTTCTTTTCTTTTTCTTCGTAATTTCAATAACTGATTAGCTAACTTTAAATTTTTAATTTCACGAACATCTATAGCATCTTCAAGTTCAATTTGTTTTTGAGTGATTGCCATTTGAATATTATTTTCAAGCAATTGTTTTTCTTCATCATCAGGTGTTAATTCTAAAAATATTCCAAAATCATGCAAATGCAA